GTTCTACTACATACTCTGCTTCTTCCATAGTAGATGCATCTGGGTCTGGATAAAAGTTCCAGATAGATACGGAGGTAGTTTGAGGAATTGTTTTAAATGTGGGAGAGTATTCACCACTTTCATCCCAATTTGCATACTCTTTGTCTACTGCAAACGGACCTTTCATAATCCCCGTACCAAAGAGTGCCGATTCAAATGCAGCAGCACGTAAGTGCTTTTTAGCATGGGACTCTTCTAGTTGATCATGGATTTTCTTTTCCATTTTCTTGGCAGAAATTTCTGCAGGATATGCCTGTACTGCGGTGGGGCTACCGTTAGTACCAGGAGTAATATCGTTTGCTACAGGCTCTAGTTTACCCGACAGTGCTCCAAGACGTTCTTTATACTCCGGTAGAGTTTCCCCCGGAAGGAGTTTTGCCATCTCCTCACTAACAGCTTTACGTATTTCTGGGTTAGTTTCAAAGCTGACTACTTCCTCAACGCCATCTGGAAGTTTTGTAGGGTCAATACTTATTGGAAATTTGTTACCACCAAACAAGACTTCAGCAATTTGTCCATATGCAGCAAGCACTTTTGTCTTAGTGACTTTTACAAACATCCTAGATTTTTCAGTAGAAGTAAACTGTACATCAGGTCCGTAAATACCACGGTAATTACGATAAGCCTGAATCCAACGTTCCTCGTCTAGTTGACGAGCTGTTTCAGCTTTACTATACTTACCTTTAACAAAATGGACAATTTGACCTGTCACTGGATCAGAATAGTCTTCTTCTGCTACGTCTTCGATAGCAGTAGCTTCTTCCATATCCATTTCCATTGATTCAAATTCTTCTTCCATGTCTTATCCTTAATATCCGAAAGTTGGATCTGATGCTTGAAAGCCTGTTCGTTGCGATGCAGGATCAAAGTCAAATATATTACTTCTTGGTCTTGTCATTACACCATATCTAAGAGCATCATACAAGTGGTCTTCTGCATGTGTGTCTACATCTTCAGGATTATTTTTATCTAAAGGTAGACTGGGTATTTGTGAGATTGTGTCTGTACAAGTATTGAAGAACACTAACCTAGGCTCCTCTGTAAATTCATCTATCTGCAGACGTCTGTGTAATTCGTTCTTACCTGCTACACGAGAACCTTTAGATCTATCTGAAGGTCTCCACCTACAACCCTTCATAATCATCTGCTCGGCTAGGCTGGGGCCAGTATCACCACGATTATGCCAGAGAGAGGAGTCAAGAACTCCATACCGTATTTTCTCGTTAGACTCGTTCTCGATATCCAAGATCATATCTGCTAAATCTGTAGCTGTGACCTTAGATACGTAAAGCTCTCTGTAGACTACTAGTTGTTCTGATCCAGGGACTACCGTGAACCAAAGAACTCCTGTGTGAGACCCGTAGCCATAGTCACAAGCTCTAAACCGTGTCCAGTTACTTGGTATGTCATACGGGTCAATAACGTGTTTTTGTCTGTTAAACTCTGGAAAAGCTGCACCTTCATTTATGTCCCAGTCACCTTCAAGAAGTTGTCTTCTTTGATGTTCAGGCAGGGATAAAAGATTAGCTTCGTAAAGACCATCGTCTGAAAGATAGGGGTTGTCGAAGAGGGTGGCCGGTATAAATTTTCTTTTGAATAGAGACTCACCCTCCCGACTATGACCTTTTGGCCACGTAACCACGTTTCCGTTTTCGTCAGTGGCAGGGAACGATTTATTCGGAGTTTGAGGGTCGATAAACGTTCTTTTTACCCACTGATGCCCAGGGCCACCTGGGTTGCTTGTTGCTCTCATATACAGTGGCAATCCAGATGCCCTAGTGCTACGGAGACGGGATCTCATGTAGTTCCATGCATAAGGGCTAGGCCATTGTGTAAGTTCGTCAAAGCCAATCCAGTTAAAAGCTTGGCCTTGGTATCGCATAACGTCATCATCTCTATCAAGATATGACATCCACAATGTAGCACCCGATGGAGCTACCCAAGTCTTATCTCTTTCCATAAACTTGATCCCAGGGATAGCTTTTGGATAGAGTTGTTTACTTACCGATATAAGTTCTCTAAGCTCTTCTGTACTACGACGAACAAGTAGCATTCGTGCATTAGGGTTACCCAAGTACCTAACTGGGTCTGCAACCATTGCATACGACTTACCACCACCTGCTGCTCCTCCGTAAAGTACTTCTTGTTCTGTTGCTGCTAGAAAAGCTGTCTGTGGTCCAGGGTTTGGCTCAAAGATAACTTCTTGCGCAGCTTGTTCAAAATCTATTTCTTCAGGTTTCGGTTGGGCTGGTATCGAGATAGTCTTTTTGACCGAGCTGTCTACCTTCAAGCCTCTCGGCTTTTTCAAGGGCTTCTTTGTACCTTTGGGCGAGGTAACGTTGAGTTGAAGCTTCTGTCTTACGTTTTTGCTCAATTTTAACTCTCTTGTATAATCCTACGTGGGAAATATATCTTCCAGATTGAGTACTGAGCCAAGCAGAGACTTCTCTATAACTGTAACGTTTTAAGAACTCCTTAGCTTTTTCAAACAATTCTAATTCTTCTGGAATTGGTAAGAGTATATCACAATCGTCTGGATGTTGTCTATAGCCAAATGGAACATGTCTTCCAACTCTAACTGCGGCTTTCCAGACATATTCCTCACCAATTTTTTCAGGTTTAGGTAGTGTCCAAGTTTTAGTTATCTTCATTATCTTTTTGAGGCAGAATAAATAGTGGGCTTGCAGCAGAGACTTCTACTTTCTCTGTCTTCACAAAACCACTACGATCTAGGACATCTTTTGCAGCTGCCATCTTTTCTTTATTTCCCAGATCTGTCGGGTTGTTCATAATTTCAAACATTGAGTATGCAGCTTTGGTTGAAGAAGAAGCAATAAACTTCTTGGTCAGATCCGCAATCTCATCTGCCAGTGGCTCTGCTACTTGCCGAGAAGTTACGGCATCTGCGTACCCAGCAAGCTTTTTAGCTTTAACTAGGTTTCCGCCAGCTTCCTCGAACAATACGTCGAGAAATTTTTGCTGCTTCTCGGTTAGATTTTTAGCCATAGTGTTACCACTTTCCTTGTTGTGTACCGAGAAAATAAAAACTTACAGTTAATATAACTAATCCTACAAGGGCAGCTAATATGCCAACAGACCAGTTAATAATAGCTTCTTTTATTTCTTCTTTGCGGTACTCCTGTTCTTGTTTTCTCTTACGTACTTGGGATTCAATTCGGAGAAGTTCATCCCAAGCTGATGGACCCATGCTAAATGAGATGTATTGCTTAAGCTCCTTACGCATTTCTTCTGCTTTTTTCTTAGCAGCAAAAATTTGTATAGCTTCTTGTTCTACACCCCCACTTAGTGATTTCCACCAAGGGGGATTTTTAGCTTTTGTTTCTGCCCGACCTAAGTCAGACATGGCTCCTGCCCACTGAGACAATTGACTAGACATATCTTGCAAGCCTCTGCCTACCTCAATACCCTTTTTTATGGCATTAAACGCAGCTGATGCTCCAGCCATTATGGTAATTGGATCCACGAGCCTCCTCCCAAAGTCTCATCTACCTATTTATAATATAGATTTTTAACCTAAAAAGACTTTTTGAGCAATCTCTCCACGGGATATTCCAATATCTTTTAGTTCTTTATCGGACATATTCTTTAAGAGCCAATAGTCTGCACGGCGTTGTTGTGCTACTGCTACTGCTTCAAACCAATTAATTAACCATTTCATGTTTATAACTCCTGTTTCATGAGCATACTTGTTGTATGCACAAGAGTTATATCATACTTAGTTATACCACACTACTGACAATAGTGCAACCCCGTTACCCTACTGGAACAAAGGTCTCTGTTACAGTAAGGATAGTGTCAATATGACCAGCAGAAGTGGGAACGTTTTGTATCTTGTCACCCGGCTGTAGTACTAGGTCAATGTCGGAGAAAGTAACGTAATCACCTGCATTTAAACTCTTACCTGAAAGAAAGTGAGACGTGTAGTCATCAGCTGCTACATACCATTCTACATCTACAGAGTTTGTACTTCCACCGCCATTAACTACGTGATGAATGTAACCTCAGCTACACAATTAGCAGGGCATGTATATACAACCTCTGTAGCAGTGCCACTGTTGTGACCATACACAGAACGCATACGTGCTGGTTTGCCCTGATTGAATACACTCATTTCTTTTTAGCAGCCTTCTTAACTGTTTTTACTATCCAAGCTTCGTTTACTTCAGTATCAGGATCATCCGCAATGTAATGACCTTTATCGTTACGAGCACGAACCATCTCCAGTTCGTCCTCTTCCTCTAGAATAGGATCACCGCCTTCCAAAGTTAAAATAAACTGCATGACTGCATCATCTTTAGTATGCCACTCACCCCGTATTTTTTCGGCAAGGACAGTACCAATATGATCTACTACTTTGTTATTCTCCAATCTCATTTGATATCTACCCTATTAACGTGGATTATTTCTTCCACCACTTGATGCTCCAGGTTTGCTGTTAATAACGTTACCCGGATTACGAGGATTATTTCTTCCACCAGATGATTTCGGGGCAGAATCATTAAAAAATCCTCTGCCATCTTTAAATTTTTGATTACGAAGTGCATGTTGTGAGGCTGCAACCCTAGTTGCGGGAAGTCCCAGAGCACGGGCTTCAGACTTTGAAAGTGCCATGTAATCTGCAAAAGTGTTATTTTTCATCCAAGCAGCACCTTTTAGGTTAGGTACTTGACCAAGTTTTCGTGCAGCACTTGAGGTATTACTGGCCTTATCCGTAGTTTTATTCTTTTCGGAGATTGTTCTGATTCTTCTCTTTATTGTTTCTTTTCTGCCATCTCCACGGCCACCCTTTACAAGACTTTTAACTTCTATTGGTTCGGGTGTAAAACCGGATACATCGGACTTAGGTCTGTCTTTAGGACGAAGAGAGGACTTAGGGGCACCATCAATGTTTTTACCTTTTGCATTAGCCCAAGCAGTAAGTGCTGATCCTTTGTACTTACCTTTATTTTTTTTACTCCAAGAGTCTAATTGCTCTTTGGTGACAGCAAGTTTTTTCTTACCGTCTTTACCTACAAAATACATTGATCCTGCTTTTCTAGCAGCAGAAACAGATTTGTAATCTTTATACGAAGCCATTGCGTCTAACCTTTATACGATGCGCCGCACTTTGCCATGCCGCCTTTGTTATAACCCATTTTCTTTTTAGCAGATCCGCCGTGTTTGTAGCCCATTTTCTTAGCTACTGCTGGAGCTTTTTTCTTTAGAGCCTTCATACCTTCATTCATAATACCACCTTTGTTCATACCAGTGTGATAACCTTTGCCACCACAATGGGAGCATCCTTTACCTTTACACTTTGGACATTGAGTTTTTTTCATCATCTAAATTTCCTGGTTTTAGCCGCAATCTTCTGGGGCTGTTTTACAAATTGTTTACCTTTAGCATTACCTGTTGCCTTAGCTTTGTTGGTAGCTGCTTTTTCTCCAGGCGACAAGGATTTCCATGCCGAGTCTGGCAGGTATCTCTTCTTACCCTTTGAGGGAGATCCGTCTGAAGTTCTCCACTTTTGTTTGCCCCAGTCTTTTAGAGACTTCTGTGGTTGCTTCATGACTTGTAGCCCCCGCCTTTTGCTTTGTATTGCTTTGCGACCATCTGGGCTTTTCTCGCAGACCATTGTCCAGGTTTGCCACCTTTTCCACCCGCCTTAACTTTGGAGACAAGGTTCTTACGCATAGTTGGTTTGGTATAGTTACCAGCTGCATTTACTGTAGACTTCTTTTTCATTATGCCGATTTCCCCACTTCAAAACAAAGAGGCACTGCAACTACACCTTGAGTCACTAAGTACTCAGCCATCTTAGTTGCATCATCGTTACAGGCAAGTTGTTCGTAGAACATCTCTTTTGTATTTGCAAATACCTGACAAGATGTGGCCATCTGAGTGCTGCAAGCTAAGACGACAGCTATCCACATCACCACTTTACCTTGTCTGCCCAATAAGCAGCAGACATTTTACCCTTTTTAATATTCTTACCGTGTCTAGCCTTGAAACTTGCACGTTTCTTTTTCATCTTGTCAGATTCACCAGTTTTAGGTTTACCTGCAGTTGATGCACCTTTTTCACCAAACTTGATATACTTGTACTTACCACCCTCAGAAGCCATAACGTGATGAGACTTACCACTGTCGTCATTAAGACGTTGTGGTCTGTTGACGCCCTTAAGTCCTGCGTCTTTCATCTTAGTTTTAACTCTTTCAGGAATAGCCATTACTTTTACCTGCTTTACTATTTCTAGGAAAAGATCTGTTTGCACGTTTAGTTGTTACAGATAGGTTCTTAGGGGAGTTATCCCTAGGGTTACCGTTACGGTGATTTACATCCTTACCGTCACCCTTTTTAACCAATCCAGCCTTTTTAAGAGCATTACGTGCAGCATTTCTAGAAGCACGATTCTTCTTCTGCTGGGCAGTTCCTTGGTAATTACCGTATTCTTTTTTGTAATTTCTCATGTAATTCTAGGGGGAACGTGGGACGTTCACTATTTACCCCTACTCCTTATTTAAATTGGTAGTAATTATAAATTACTTTTACGCCCAATTATGTTAAGTATACCTCTATTTAAATCTAATTTCAATAGGGCAAGAGTAATTATAATTTACTCTGTATGCCCTATCGTAAAATAAACCATTCTTAGGTAACCCACAGTCGTAGTAACAATACTGAAATAATCTATTACCACTTACAGTCCATGCGTGACCGAATGAAACAAAGGCCAACACACACAACAAATCTATTTCTCCATTGGACCTATAATAGAGTTGTGGTCACGGCTTATATACTTAAGGTCATTCTCTATAAGAGCTACACGTTGTTGTAATGTAGTAATACCTGAAATGGTACGAGTTAAAGCATCTAACTCTTCCCACAACTCCTCTACATCATTCCACACGTACTGTATTTCTACACCATTACCTGCGACATCACGTTTAAGGTTTACGTTGTCCTCAATAGCCATACGTGAACCTAGCTGACTTACTGTTTCCTCTAGGTTAGAAATAGTAGCTGCTTGTTGGGATACCCACCACACACCTGCCGCAAGCTGTGCAGCCATAGCAATCACAAGGGCTACAGGTAATTTTAAGTTTTCCATTACCGATTCCTTAGAGACTGCTCTATATTATCTAATTTGTTGAAGATAGCCTTAATGGTATCTCTCATCTCTTTCATTTCTCTGTCGTGATGAAGAGAACTTGATGCGTGTTGAGCTTTAATAACTGCAATATCTCTTTCGCTATCGTTTACTTTGTTGTAAAGCATCCAAATAACTACGATTACAGGGGCAACTAGCCATTGCATAAGTATGTCTAACATCTCATACATAGCTTACATCAATTCAAAGTGAGGGCCATCAATGAAGGGTCTACGCCCTTGGCTTCTACGTAAGTCTATGTAGGCCATCATTGCATCTTCAGCTGTACCAGG